TACTAATATCGCACTAGCTAAGATATTCATTTTCAAGACTCTCCTTACGTTCTAAGAACTCTGTTCTGACTTCCTCTAAATTCTCATATTCATTACCAATTACTTTGTAATCTCTACTATGATATATTTCTGTTTTATTTATAAGCTCTATCCATTCTCCTTCAAACTTCTTTAAATAATGCCATTCCAAATATAACTTAATACTATTAAAATCTCTTTTTACAACTCCATATTGGCTTGTATCACTAGAATTATCATATCCTTTCAATATATCCCCTTCACAAATTTCTTGATTGTTTCTAGCCCATTCTCCAGAGCATACCCCAACATTAGAGACTTTCTGCCATTTGCAACCCTCTGTCAACATAACTAAACATTCAAGTATATTACTCCACATTATTGTTGCTGAATAAATCCACTTTTCGTTCTCAAAATCATAACCTCTGTACTTAATTAAACTCACTTTTAATCATCTCCTCATATTCTTCTCTAGCCTTATCTATAGCAATAAATATGTCCTCTCCATTGTCATACAACTCTTTTGCTCTTTTAATTGTGTATTCAGTCCTTGAAACTTCCATTATTCCTCCTTAATATATTCAGCTTTCCAGCCACTTCTTGTTTTAGTTTTCTTTTTAATTGTTTGGTAAACTGCCTGACTCTGTAGTCTTAAAAAACACGCTGCACTATCTATAGAATCAAATATTTTTTCTTCACCAGTTTTGGCATTAATCAACTTTACCTTTGAACCTTTCTTTTTCTTTTTTCTATTTTTATCAACATTAAACTCTATTAGCATTTTTTCAGAAGTTGGAAATACAAGCTCTCCATTTTTTCTTACTCCATAAACACAACAATATAGTGCTAAGTAGTTTCTAAGAGTCAAATCATCTTCAAATATGTTATCTGCAACAGAACCATTAAAATATTTTTCAACCTTTAACATTTCAGCTCCCTCCTTATTCAACTGGCATTTCAAACACTTTTTCTTTGTTGCATCTAACCCCGTCTTTATTTATAATGTCAAACTTAGTTCCTGCAATAATAGCCTCCTGTATTCTGTTTAATACTTCAATAGCTCTTTCATTACTTTCATATACACCTATTCGTTTGACATCATCTTCAAATATTACAAATACTTGTTTATCGTATATTTCAACTCTGTTAACTCTCATTAAATCTAATCTATCTTGACTTCTAATTATTATCATTCCTAATACCCCCATCATCATTTTTCTTGTTATAATTTTTAAGACTTTCCGCATTTCAAGCCACAATATATCTCTCAATAAAGAATCCCATCCAGATATTATTGTAAAAGTCCCTTCATATTTTACTCTCTCAAACGGATTGTCTATTTCTGTACCCTCGAATGTTACTTCTTCAATTCTTGTATCATTTATCTCAAAACTTCCCTTATCGCATTCTAAGAACACTTTCTCACACTCATATTTCACTCTTAGACCTCCAATATTTTTCAACTCCTAGGAAGTAATATTGTATAATCACTCCCTAGACTATTTAACTTAATTAAAAAGGTATATCGTCATCATCTATTGCTTGAAAACCTTGTGGGTCTAATCCTGGTGGTACATATTCTTGTTTAGCATTATTATCATTTTTACTAGAAAGTAGTTCTAAAGCATTTACATTAACCTTAGTAATAGATTTCCAGCAACCATTTTCATCTTTGTAATTATATATATTTAACTCTCCAACAGCATAAACAGGCTTAGCTTTAACAAGATATTGCACTAGATTCTCTACATGTTTTCCTAATTGCTCACATTGAATAAAATCAGTTATTTTATTTCCATTTTTATCTTTAAACCTTCTATCTACTGCCATTGAAAAGGTTATTTTTGGAGTACCTGAATTTGGAAGGTACTTCAATTCTGCATCTGCAACTAATCTTCCAACTAAAGTTATTGTATTCATTTAACTAGCCCCCTTCTATTTTTCTTCCTGTTCTTCTGTATACTCAACAAAGTAAGTATAAGTTGTCTTGCTATTTTGCTTCTCTCTAGCAACCTTTACTGTATATCCAGCTTTCCCAAGTAATCTTAATAACTCCAATCTATCTTGTTCATTTAAAGAACCACTTCTTTGTGCATATATTCTCGCCATTTTATACCTCCCCTTTTCTAGGAAGCAATATATTGATATTTACTTCCTAGAAGTTTAATTTTATTTAAATTTTTCCTTCTGACTCTTTTTAATAATCTCATCTAGCTCTTTTTCTTCATATTGAGTGAAAGTCTGATTGAAGTTAGCAAACTTATTTTTATTCACATTATGAGTATTCACAGCTTTATTATTAGACTGTTTCTTCTCTTGTTTACTCTTTTTCTTCCTCTCAAACTCATTTTGATACTCTGTAAGTTCTAAAACAGTTTTTACACCTGCTTCTATCCAATTATTTAAGATTGTTTTTACATACTTATAATTCTTAACTCCACTGCCTACAGCTTCATCAATAGCTCTTATTATTACATCAGCTTCCATTCCATCATCTAAATAAGTCAGTAGTTGAAGAAAATTATTTGGAGTAATCACACCTATATAAGATTCATAATATTTTTTTATGTAGACAGTCTTATTTTTTTCAGATTGTTCAGCAATAACAGTAGTAATAACATCATTTTCTTTTAAACCTATTTTCTTTTTAATACTATTTTCTTTTATGTTGCCGATTTCCCGACCTCGGTTTTGCCGGCTTCCGGTTTCACCGACTTCGGTTTTACCAGCTTCCGGTTTTACCGGAGTCGGGAAAACGGCACACGGTTGAGATTCAGTCGTTTCAACACTTTCAGAATTTACATTTTGAGGTGTATCAAAAATATCATATCTATAACCTTTCATTTGACCTTTTTCATCCCTTATTTGTGTCCTAATAACAAAACCTTCCTGCATAAGCTCCTTTAAAGCATTACTTACTTTTGTCTTACTATCTTTTCTATAGCTTATTAATGATTTTGCATACACTTTATGGCTACCCGACCTTTGAAATCTTAACATTTGAGTGACTACTCCTACAGCTGAATAAGAAAGATTTTCATTGTCGAGGATTGTATTAGGTACTCTTGTAAATGGGTCGTCAAAATTTATGTGAAAGTATGTTTCATTATTAAAATTCAATATATCACCTACTCTTGATTTTGCTTTTCATAAGCATTACAAATTGTGTCATATTCTTGTTTTGTTAAATCTTTTATCTCTTTTCCAAATCTCTTAAATACTTTCTCTTTTAAGCTCTCCTTATTAACATTTGCATTACTTGCTATTGCATATAACCTGCTTAATTGTTTATCTGTTAAAATTCTATTGTTAGAATTACTTTTAGCTTCATTTTTGCCACTAGTTGCGTCAAAAGTGTCATTCTCAGTTATGTTGAGTAACTGAATGTACAAATATCTAGTTTGATAGGTTTCTATACCTCCTAGTGCCTGTAATTCATTAGAACCTTTAAGTTGTAAATCTCTCATGGGAGAAGTAAATACAATCTGTTCTGATGGGTTTTCTCCATTAATTAATGTTAGAGTTGCATATTCATTTGTAAAGGTCACTATAGGGCATAGCTTAGCTTCTTCAAGTAATCCAGTTGCTTGTGGTAGAAAGTCTGCTAACTCAAAATACTTGAAGTTAGCGAACTTATTTTCTCCACTTTTCTTTAGATTCAACTTACTAAATTTAACTCTTACATCCATCAATTTAATGTAAATATTATTAATTTCCATGGTCCTCACCTACTCTTTTTTAGCTTTTGGAATTGTTAGTGTAGTTCCATATTCAATCCTGCAACCTTCAACCTCATGACCTTTTTTAATAAAATCTTTAATGGTATTCTTATCTACTTTTACAACTTGCTCTACTGTTTTATATATAGCAGGTATCTTTTCTTCATCTTCTATGACTAAGCTACCTGCTGACTTTCTTATACTTATATTTCCTAAAACTGTTTCTACTTTTTTAGTACCAAGTAATTCCATACAGTCTTTTATATTGCTTTTTAATCTATCAAGAGTATTCTTTTTGACCCTTTTTAACTCTTGCAATCTTTTAATCTCTGAATCTATAGAGTTTATATCACTGTCAATGTTTAATATTACTGAAACTATCCTAGTGTTTTTATTTTGTATCTCTTGTTTTATTATTTCT